ACTAAGCACCCAGCCTGGAACTCCTGAATTTCGTCGATTACCTCTGTTGCAATTTCCCCATAATAGAGATTTCCTCGGATATGGGGGCAAGACGGAATTTGCATTGACTTAGCTATACAATCAACATACAACATCTTTTAAGCCTCGTGAAACTACTCAATCCGAGGCGCATACATAGAAATGTTCGTTTATAAGACCGCTGTTTAGATTAACCAACGCTGTTATAAGTGAACATTCAAAAGCTGAATTTATAATGGACAGTTAAACAATTTCAAAGCGAACGCACACTTTGACCCCACAAATAAATAGCGCAAAAAAAATAGGGCAGGTTCGGAAATTACTCCGTTCCTGCCCTAATTCATTTTCGCACATTTCCTCAACTGAGAATATTCACACCCACAAAATATCCTCGGGTAATTATTTGCCAAATATGACGATTGCACCGATGATACCACTCACAAGCAAAGTGCAGATACAGGTGATAACTGCAACTTTGATAGAGTTCACATTGCTGGCAATCTGCTTGTACGGTTTGTTCTCAGTTTCATTGACCTTTTCCGACAACTTACGCTCGGTTTCCTGCCAAGCTTTCACCTGTGCATCGACTTTACTGTTTGTGTCGTCCACCTTCGTTTCAATGTTGCTGACACGCTGTGCAATAAGCTCAACAGAAGTAGCAATCTTGTAGATAGCTTTCTGTTCGCTTTGGATTTCCTTCAGCTCATTTTCCAGATTATCAATTCTATGCGTATTGGACTTACATCTCTGTTCCGTCTCAATGAGCATAACAGTTTCCTGGTCAGTCATACGAGCACCTCCTGAATAAAGTTACTTCCCCTCTTCCTTCTTGACAGTAACCTTATTTGCGGGTGTGGCAGGGTTAATTACCTTGCTCATGTCGCACAGACTATCAATCATGTCGGCAATTGCGTCATAATCAATGTCGTAGTTAATGCCATCTGCGCTCGCCTTGAGCATCGCCAGAACCCACTCTTTTCGTTCTGCACCGTCTTTGAACTTAGTCTCGGCAGTCTCCATCAGCTTCATAACCTTGTCCAGGACGACGCCCCAGTTCTTCTCCTTGACAGCCTGCTTGATGTATTTCACAAGCTGAATAACGAGAGGAATGGCGGCTGCCAGACCGGAAGCGATTGCTGCGATGTACTTCAGAATCTCCAACCAATCCATAATCGTACCTCCATTTCTTTTTCTGGCAAAGTGTTATACTCTGCTTGTATAATCAAGAGAAATCCATCCAGCGCCGCTTTTAAGCTTTCCCCAGGATTTGGCGCCAGCTCCGTCTTTCTCTTCGACGATGGTATAAACCCCACCGCCCTTAATCTGACCGGCCACGGCGTATCCCGTACCGGCACCCTTGCGAATGTTCAGTACATCCGCCGTAACACGCACACGATACGGAACCGCAGAAGGTTTCTGTTCGGGCACAACCGGAGTCTTGCCTGCGTATTTGTCATAGAACTTCTGACCGTATGCCGCACGCTTATTCTGGACTGCCGCACTCTGGTTCGCAGGACGCTCAAATTTCATCAGCACGGAATTGGATGCGGCAAGAATGGTCTTGGCGGATTTCAAATCGGCAAAAACGCCCTTATAGCTCTCGCTCAATTCCTTGTACAGGAATTCAAGCTGCATACCCAAATCTCCAACAGACTTCTTCTTGCTCTGCGCAAAAGCAAGTAGCGCTTTCTTTCTTGTGTGATATGTCCACTGTGCCAAGCCGTAGCCTGCGCTATCAGTCCCAAATTTTTTGTATGTGCCATTGTCAACAGCGGCGGTATAGGAAGCATCTGTATATCCAAGCCGCTTCTCATAGGCATTCTGGAGGTTGTCAGGGCGTAATCCAGACTCGGCATAGAGATTGCCCATCATACCTGCAACACCGTATTCGTTCCCAATCTTGCCAAGCAAGAAGCTCCAAATGATTTCCTCATTTGTATTACCAGAAGGAGCGGACGAAGTAGACGGTATTGTCGGCGTGGTCGGTTTTGCGTTTGCCAGCGCAAGGTCAGAGGCCTTGAACGGACTCATAATGGAGTTTTTACCGTCCTCACTTTTGTTGATAACAACACGATTTCCACTTACAGAATGCACAATCCAGTTCTTTGCCCGAACCCAGCCAGGAACTGACTGACCGGAGTAATACTGTGTGCCGATAATCTTGACAACATCTCCCGCCTTAAATGCGCTGGTTGTAGGCGTGGTCGGGTTTGTCGGCTGTGTAGGTGCAACGCTACCAGAGGTTTTCATTAGCGCAGCGACATCGGCACGAGCCGTCGCCATAGACTTACCAAACTTCGGGAACCAGTGGTTGACATCGCCGTGGTTAGAGCCAAGCCCAAGCGCATGACTGTCTGCATGGCATAAAATTGTAGGAACGGATACACCATTCATATTTACCGTGCCGTTTGGGTCAATATTGAACATTTTGCAAAGGTATGCCGTAATTTCACAGGCCTCTTTGTAGACCTTGTTGAAATATGTAGCATCGTTCAAACCGTCTTCACAAATCTCAAATTGAATCCAACCATTGTTACAGGAACCCTTGTTGCCAGAGCCGCAGCCCCACGGGCGATAATTCCACGGCATAGTCTGTACTGTAGTGACAGTCCCGTCCACCAATTTACCAATCCAGCAATTCAGGCCAGCCTGACGGTTGATATGGTTCCAGTCGTTTCGGTTCCCATTTGTTCCGAGAAGTGCCAAAAGCTCTGCTCTGTTTGCAGCACTATCATCCGGCTGGACATAGCGCCGCAAATTCGGATTGTTTGCACCGGTGCTGTGCCAAAGAACGCCTTTGACGGTCATGGTGCTTGTCCCTTTGTAGCAAGTACTCTGGGTCATCATGCATTCCAACGGTCTATTCGTTGAACTGTATTTCATTTTTCCTCCACTTGTCGAGGGAACGGTAGTGACCGGTTTCTCATCTGAAACAGCCGGATTATAAATAAAGCCAAGGAACTTGTACGCAGCTCCTTGACCCCAGTTACCGTTTCCCTTTGTTCTTGTCTTGTTCCAAAACGGATTGGAACTGCCCCATCCGCTTTCGGATGTATAGACCTCCGTATCACTTACGACCTTCTCAACAATAGCAACATGACCCGCCCCATCAGAGCCGTTCAGTGTAGCGCCTTTCTGCCAGACCATGCAAGCGCCAAGTTTCGGTGTCTGTCCTGTTTTAAGAGAGGTTCCCTTATACTGAATGAAGTTCTCTGCATTCACGGGTCTTAGGTACTTGCAGTATCCATACCCGCCAATTTCGTTAAATCGTCCGTAAGCATACCCTACACAGTTAGAAAGGACATCGCAGTCCTTATCTGTGGGACTGCCTTTAATGGCGTCGGAGTAGCCGCCATTTGCTTTGGTTATGTAATACTTATTACCAGCTTCCGGTTTGCTGGTTCGCATCTTAAACGCCACGATACATCACTCCTTTGTCCGTTATCCAACGGAGCCATTGTCGGCACCGTAATCATATACATTGACGGTTGCACCGTTTGTAAACGGCACTGGCTCGGTGCTATCAGCGCCAGCGGAAAGAATCTCATTCAATGACCCGTTATTCTCTTCGCCAGATATGCCAGCGTAGCGTTCTCTACGCAGCTTCACATTTTCGCTCTGCTTCTTCGCACAATACGCTTTCAGGCAATAAATCGCATAGATGAGAACCTGTGCGGCAATGTCGGTGATAAGGACACCGAGATAGGTTAAATCATGAAGTACCCACATAGCCGCCATCGCATAAATCATTACGGCGTTAAATAACACGAAGAGGTAAATAGCAAGCAGCTTGCTTGTTTCGATGCGCTTGGTATCATATTTCCGTTTTTCTTCGCGGAGTGATTGCTTGTACTGCTTTTGAACATTTTCCCTGCGAATCTCAGCCATCTTAAGCTGATACTCTCTTTTGGACATTCTCATGTTAATCACCACCTTCTGTATAAAAGCCAAGTTTTATATGCCATAAATGCATTGTGGGAGCCTGCTGGTGTAGCACGGCTCCCACTTTTTATTTCTTAC